CATCAAAAGATTTTCTTGTAGAACCATTTCCATTTTCTGCTGGATCAATAACATCTATATAGACAACTTCGTATACAATTTTCCTTGTTCCTGTTAATCTAGCTACAGCAGTTTTAATATCTCCCATTCTATATCGTTTGCGTTTGTTATTTTTAGCAATAGCCGATACATAATAGCTTGCTTCCTTTGTCTCAATTCCAGCATATAATAACATTCGCATATTTTTTTGTATGCCATAATTTGGATCAGAAGGACGATATATAAACTTGCTATGGAAATAATCGTGATTATTTATTAGTTCTTTAAATGCTTGTCGTTGTGTATCTTTTAATAGCGGTTGTAGATATAAACTGCTATACAGTTTGTTATTTGGATCTGTAATCCTCAATATAAATTCTCTATCAACTGCACTATAACCTGCTCTATCTCTTGCTCTTACTGTAAAGCGGTACTCTCTGTCAATTGTAGTTATGTTTTTGTCATAAGTAGTACGATTGCTATCAAATACAGTAATGCCAAACTTATTGCTAGCTCCAAAACTTTTTATCTTTCCAATAATGTCGCCTTCGATACTTAATGATAATCCAGGCGGTAAGGCACCTGCTACAATATTGTAGCGAACAGGTGTATTAGGCATAGTAGTTACAGCATCTACTCTCAGATTGGAATTGAAGTTTGGGCTTATGGTACCTAGTTCTGGAGGAGTGATCCATTGGATAAAGCTGTCTATCTCACCTAATAGCTTTATAGTAAATGTTTTATCTTTGTGAGTCTTCTCAGGATCATTTGGGACTCTGCGTAAGGCTCGTATAGTAAATGTATATTCTCTTGTTACAGCAGTTTGATATGGAACTCTTCCTGCTAGTTCACCAGAATAATAATCTAACTTTAGTCCAGGCGGTAACACACTGTCTGTTCCGTCAGGATTATATTTCTGTAATTCATATGTAATGATACCAACTAGTGTATTCAAATCAATAACATCTAAAAATATTGTCATATAGTTATTAGCTCTCTTGTAGCCTAAGTCCGCAGGAGTTAGCCATACCGGAGTTCTAATATAGCTATTGTCAGCAGTAAATACACCATTGCTGACTCGCATAATAGTATTATCAGCTCTGAGGAAATCATCACCTACAAGATATATTTGAAACTTTCGTTTAGATATACTGTCACCATCTGAGATAGTTACAATAAACTCATAAAAACGATTTAGTTTATTTGGCAATTTACTTTTAAATATCTCATCCCACTCAGTAGTATCAAACTCAAAGTGATCGTAACCAATATCATTTATAATACCAAAGTCGTATGGGTATGTAGAAAAGTTATTTGAATCAAAATTACCACTACCTGCTACTGCTTCTATTTCTAAAATAGGTTCTGTAATACCTTGTAGTCGTCCTTCTGGAGTTAGTGTAATACCTGGGGGCAACTCTCCCTCACCAGATTGTATATAATACTCTAAATTGTCACCTGCTACAGTGTCAGGATCATAAGCAATAAGTTGGAAATCTATTATAGCACTATCGAGTATAAAATAGACATCATTTGGGCCAACTGGTAAAATTCCGTCAGGAGTAACCCAGACTGGATTATCAGGTCCTTGTACCATAACAGAGTAAGTTCTATCGTCGAAATATCCATATTGTTCTGCTCTAACTACAAATGAGTAAGGAGTGTCTCTAGGAACTTCAAATGGAGTTCCAACCAAGTAATGTCCTTCTAATCTCATTCCTCTAGGAATACTGCCACTAATAATAGATACATTTACATTATTGTCAGCAACAGGAATAAGATTATTTTTTAGAGGTAACTCTATAGTTTTAGATTTACGTTCTTCAATAACATCTAAAGTTTTGCCTGATGGTGTTAACCAAAAATCCATTATACCAAATTCCTAATAGGACCACCATCTATTAGTAACGGTTGTGGTACAGCAAATGATCCGTGATCGATATCAGTAGTGCGTAAAAAGAACTCGAGCAATGAATCTGTATTATCATTCATATGTCCAAAATCATAGCTAGTCATAGCACTCTCTAAGTCTCGAATATCTATACCCCAAACTGTTCCTTCATGGTTACCATTGAACGTTCTAGCAGAGACTACATTCATATCATATATAGAGTGTTGATTGCCTAATAAGTCACCGCCTAGTTTTGGCTGTTTATCTAGTTCTATTAGTCCTTCACCATCAACATTTATTTTTAGCTTTGCTGGAAACCCTGCAATCATCTCTACAGTAGTTTCAATGTTTTGCCCATTTTGTATAGGAAGCAATGGCTTGCCTCCTCCTAACATTATGCTACCATTGTCAGTTACAATAAGAAGTTCTTCCATTCCTGGATCACCTGTTAGTGTAACAGAGTTGCCATTCTCAGTAAGTTGTATTCCATAGCCATCTATTAGAGTTTTGAATTCAAATATATTGCCTACTTTTCCTTTTAGTAAAGGAATCCCAGTACCAATATTTTCAGCCTCAGTTGTAATAGCATTTTCTACAAGTACAGACATCTCACCAAAATTTTCATTAACTTTGATAAATGCTTCCCTTAAGTCGTCACCCGTCCCATCGTTAGCTAGGTAGCCAACATTAATGGTTTGTATCGCCATTATAATACTCCTACTGCGATTTCAATAATTTTTACATCAGCGTTATCACTAGACTCAATCGCCTTCCCAATAACAGCTCCGCCAATCCAATGTGTTGTAACTGTTGCCACACCTTCAATATGGCTTGTTACTAACAAGTCACCCTTATTTACCTTACCTACTACTAAACACGGAACCCGTCCTTTTAGTGCTATAGGTGTTCCTGATTCTAATCCTGAGTTCATTAGATAAGCAGGAGCAGTTGATACAACGCCTACAACTTTTGTAGTAGCAGGTCCAACGGCAGCAGTTACTTCTCTCTCACCACCTAACATCATTACAGTTCCTGGTGGATATTCTTTATCTGCTACATAATTCTCAGCTAAGTCAGCATAGTATGCTTTAGAAGCAGTTCCGTTGAATAGTGTTGCATATACTGTATTCCATTTAAAGCTAGAAGATCCTAGGCTATATGTATTGTCTGTCCCTGGAGTAATAGTATTAGCAGTCATATTCAATGTCGTGCTACCAAATGCTAATACAGTTGAAGTTGATGTTCCTTGTAGATAACCACCTGTAAAGTTGTATCTTGAAGTAGTAGCATTGTTTGTAATGTTACCACTAAAAGTTCCTGTCATAGCATATACATCTTGCCAGCGTAAAGAAGGTGCTCCTAAATCATAACTATTATCAGTTTTTGGATTTATAGTAGTATTGACTCTAGAATTAAATGTTACAGTATCTACACCAGCATTGTCTCCTAGTGTAGTTGATCCTTTTACATTCAAACTACTTGAGAGTGTCGTGGCACCAGTTACGGCTAAAGTTGAACTTAGTGTAGTAGCTCCTGTAACTCCTAATGTTCCACCTACAGTTGTGTTAGAGCCAACTGACAAAGTAGTCCCTACAGATGTTGCTGCCGCTGTAGATATGCTATTGACACTCAGTGTTGTGCCATTGAATGTCATATCTGGATCATCTACTAATCCTTTATCAGCGCCTACAAATACAACTCTAGTTGGAGTTAAGTCTTCAACTATAACACTGGCTAAAGTTGATTCACCATCAACATGGAATGTTCCTGTAACAGTAGCATTATTATTGACTACTAATGGACCTGAAGTATCTACATTTTTTACATATAAATTATTCCATTGTAAAGTTGCTGATCCTAAATCTCGTGTAGCATCTGTATCTGGTATTAGGTGAGTTGCGGACTGTCCATTGAAGTGGATCTTATCAGCCGCAGCATTACCAAGTGATACATTAGAGTTGAAGGTAGCATTGCCACTAGTTACAAGTGTTCCGTTGTTAGTAATATTGCCAACAGTAATGTTGTTAGTAGTTATATTACCGCGGCTTGTTAGTGTGTCTAACGTCTCAGGTATTGACAGTGTTACACTTGGCAATACATTAGTTGTAACGGTTGTTCCGTCTGTTTTATCTATCTCAGTATCTTCGTGTTGAACAATAGTTACATCACCACTTACAGGATCCCAAGTTGCTGATACTAAATAGGTATCAGTTGTATCCCAATATATAGTAGAAGTAACAGGATCATGTGTTATCTTAGTCTTGTTGCTACCAACATATTTTATCTCTTGTTCCCAAATATGTTCTTGAGTTCCTATTGTTCCAGCAACATAATCAGTTAAAGGAGCAACTTGTATATCATATCCTTGATACACTCTCAATTGATCAATAGTT